AATACTAATGTAGCGGCAATAGGCTATCAGTACGCTTGGAACTATACGGGCGGTGGAAGTCCTATTTCAATAACTGCCATACCTAATCAGATTAAAGGAGTAGCAGGTACAATTAGTACAGATGCTACGTATGCGGGAACTACTAGTAATAGGTTTGATTTTACAATTGCCAACACTAGTGGCGCATCGCAGACTGTTTACTACGGATACACTACTATATAATAGTAAACGCTTTTATAGCGCGTGAATACACCTCAAAAGCATTAACCGTTAAAATTAAGGGTTGACGCAGTTCAAACTCTTATATTTTTCTATAAAAATTGTACATTAGAACGGACAAAGTATTATGTCTGCAACAGATGTACATGCAGTATTTTATACATTTCTAGCCATTTGTAGTATGATATCTCAATGGAACTTGATGGTAAAGTAGCGCTTCTTTACGCACGTGTATCTACGTCTATGCAGGTGCAAGATGGTGTTTCTCTTGATGTACAAGAACGCGCATTAAGGCAGGCAGCCGAGCTTGCAGGCTACACTTTAACAGAGCTTGTTAGAGAAGAAGGTAGATCGGGTAAGTCTATATCTGGAAGACCAGCGCTAAAGAAAACTCTTAATCGTTTAGCTTCTGGAGAAGCAGATGCCTTATTTGTTACCCGCCTAGACCGTCTATCTCGCTCGACACAGGACTTTTTATCTATTATTGACCACTCGCAGAAATACGGCTGGCGACTAGTTCTTCTTGATCTTAATTTAGATACTTCTTCATATCAATCTCGGTTTGTTGTTACTATTATGTCTGCCCTTGCTGAGATGGAAAGATCTATCATCTCTGAACGCCAGAAGGACGTTCACTCTGACAGACGCTCACAAGGAAAAGTCTGGGGAGTAGATCTTGGCCCTAAGAAAAGAATCCCTGAAGCAGTATTAAATCGTATATACACTGAAAGAGAAGCCGGCGAGTCGATGAACGGTATAGCTAGGAAGCTCAACGCAGAGAGTATACCAGCCGCCTACGGTGGGAAGTGGTCTGCCTCTAGTATTAAATATGTGCTAGACCAACAATCAGATGAAGTAAAGTAAGATAGAATAACCTTATGCCAATCCTAGGAGCGCAAAGCGCTGGAACAAAAGGTGCACCTAGTGCGCCAACAATAGGAACTGCAACTGATCTAGGAACAGGAACAACGGTATCAGTTACGTTTACCGCACCTTCCTTTAGCAAACTCCCTATTACCTCTTACACAGTAACAAGTTCACCAGGCTCAGTTACCGCTTCTGGCGCGAGTTCACCAATTACCGTAACTGGTTTAACGGCAAGCACCGCTTACACATTCACAGTCACAGCAACTAACGCTAACGGAACTTCAACAGCATCTGCTGCATCTAACTCAGCGACCCCAGTTGCTCCTCCAGGGTCCACTTGGACTCGTCGTACTGGGGTTCTAAACATGGCATCTGCCTCATATAACCTTGCTTATGGTAACGGTACATATGCAACCGTAGCGGGATTGACAGCAGGAAACCAATCTGCAACATCTACTAATGGCGTGGCTTGGACAGTCCGTACCTTTGTAACCTCTGGTTTTGTTAATTACCCTATTCAGGGCATGACATTTGGTGGCGGTCAATTTGTTGTAATGTCAGAAGCCAACGGTGGTAGTTATAACGCATGGACATCTACCGATGGAGTTGCTTGGACAGGTAGAACACTTGGAAACTATAGTTGGCAAGGTGTCGCTTATGGAAATGGCGTGTATGTTTCTGCAACTGATGCAAGCGTAAGAGCCACCAGGTCAACGGATGGAATTACTTGGACTCAGAATGCACCTCTTCCTGCTGATAACTGGCGAAATATGGCATTTGGTAATGGACTATTTGTTACTCAAGCCTATAACTCCGCTACACCATCTACTGCCTGCCAAACTTCTACTGATGGAATTACCTGGACTTCACGTTCTCTACCTTCAGGTGGTTGGGGATATGCTCTAGAATACGGAGGAGGTATTTGGGTTGCACTTCCTTATAGTGGTACTGGGTACATTACCTCAACTGATACTATTACTTGGACCTCACGCACCTTCCCAGCAACTTGGAATGGCGGAAGAGGAATAGTCTATGGAAATGGCGTTTTTGTAGCAGCAAATTACGGTACTAGCAATGCCTATACTTCTACCGATGGATTAACCTGGACTACTCGTACCATTGGTTCTGGCAACTGGTATCAAGTTGCGTTTAATGGTTCTAACACGTTTGTTGCTGTTGCTGGTAGTACCGTTGCAACTTCACCATAATAACTTTTAAAAGGAGAAACATGCACTACACAATAGATGACTCATTTGCAGTGAGAATATTCCACGACGGGGATGATGTCCCAATTACTTTTCAACCTGATTATCCTAATGGTGATACATTTGATAGCCGTGAAGAAGCAGAGGCTTGGGCCGTACTAGCAGTTGCATCTTTTGAAGAGGGGCAACCTTACCCACCTAATGGAAAAGGTCTTTCTGGAGAACCTAAACTTAGTGCAGAAGAAACTGCAGAACTACTAGCAAAAGCAGCCCCTAAAGGATAACTATTAAATAATTGGGAGAACAATTGAATCACTACGATGTACTTATAGCAACACCAGGGGCAATGCTAGAAGCACAATATGTAAAGAGTCTTGTTCTTACACTTGCAGAGTGCGATAAACGTGGAATCACTTATAAATGGTTAAACGCTTATTCTTCTCTAGTTCACCACGCCCGTGAACTTACAGCCTCTGGTAGAGACAGCACTGAACTAAATCCAGATGATATCTCTCCTATGGGGGGGACGGTTACATATAGCAAAATATTTTGGATTGACTCAGATATATCTTGGACTCCAGAACAGTTTTTTAAACTCTACGATGCTTCACAAGAGGTGATTGCTGGGGCATACCTATTAGCTGATGGAAGAACTACGACAGTGCATACTACAGAGTACTTAAACGGTATCCCAAAAGAGTTAGTGTTAAAAATGAAAGATATAACTCAAGTCCAGAGTATTGGTTTTGGATTTGTTGCTATTGCCTCTGGCGTCTTTGAACGCCTTGAACGCCCTTGGTTTGCTCACATGCTTCAACCTATCCAAAACAGTAAGGGTGAAAACCTTCCAGATGCTTTAGGAGAAGATATCTCTTGGTGCGTCCGTGCCTATAAGGCGGGGATACCGATTCACTTTGACCCTACGGTTTTAGTGACACATATGAAAAAGTTTCCTATTACTTGGGCCCAGTAAAGCCCACCTTAATACTTTTTTCCAGCACCCATAGAAGACCCCTCCCCTCCCCCTCCTTCTATCTTCCTCCGATTCCTCTTACGGAACGAGAGCGCGCGCTCGTACTTTCAATCCAGCAGTTCTCGGCGACTCAGGGACACTCTAACCTTAAAAAGACAGAGCCGGACGCGCGATTACTCGCGCTATCCGGCTCTCTATGTTTTAGACGCTCTCTCCGGTACGTCAAAAACTAGTATTACTATATACCTAAAAGGTCTACTTTACAGGCAATCCTGTAATAGATTTCCAAGTTGCCGCGTCAACGATACCGGTGACAGCCAGCTTCTTAGCCTTCTGGTGCCCCATCACGGCCTTCTTTGTTACAGGACCAAATTGACCGTCGGCTGGCTTAATCTCAAGAGCTGCCTGGATAGTTTTAACGTGAATACCAGACTCGCCTGGATCAATTGTCTCGCCAGGATATATCTTCCCTGTTGTATCCTTTTCCTTTGTTACCTTAGGAGCAACTGGTGCAGCTGCAGATCCCGCGTAGTCAGGACGACCCCAACCGACAACACCGACAAGAAGTTTCTTCTTGTTGTTCTTTAGATAGCCGCGCTCCTTCTTGCAGGTTTCCCCGCCGTTGCGCTGGTCACCCTTAGCGTTGCCTGAGGTGTTTCCCTCGATGCAAATCATTGTGCCGTCCTTGTTATCCTTTACGACGATTCCTACGTGCGAGATGCGGTCTACCCCGTCTCCTGGAAAGTCAAAGTAAACAATGTCGCCAGGCTCAGGAGTATTTACTCCGTCATTGTCGTACCAACGCTTTTGCTTCTTAAAAGCGTCTGCGCCTGCAACTGTTGAAACGGTGTTAGGAATCTTTACACCAGCAGCGTTTGCTACCCACATGCAAAAACTTCCACACCACGGCAAGAAGTTTGCTTTTGTAAAGTACCCGTATCGAGTTTCGTTGTCTTTGGGCCCTTCTACGGTCCCCACCTCCGCAAGCGCAACCTCGATGAGACGCGCGGCTGTTCCTTGTGCTGCTGCCATTTTATTTTCTCCTAGTTTATTTACTTAACGATTACTACTGAAATTTTTGCCTTAGGGCATTTTGCGTTTGCGTCCTTAATTGCCTTGAGTTCTTTATCGTCAACTGTAAGTGACCAGCGCAATTTTACATGAACCCAATTCTTAATGTATGTGCAAACGTCCTTTGCAGGAAGCCAATCAGCTGGATCCTGATCTGACTTCGAGCGGTTAGTCGCTGCGGTGACAGCAATCAACGCGTTCTCATCGCCCATGTCATTTGCGTATTGCTCGCGCTTTGTCGCGTCCCACTTACTTGCCCCTGAATCCCAAGCCTCGGCTAACGGCACCATGTGATCAACGTCTAGCGCGGAAAAATTTGTAACGGTTAAACCGTCATACGCGGAGTACCACTTGCCTGTATCCTTAACGATCTTACATCCTGCGTCAATCTTAGGCTTTACAAGTGCCTCGTGAATAATCACGTCGTTGCGCGTGCTGCAGCCGTTCTTATCAAGATCCGACCAGTGCTTAAATAATGAGCGTGCATAGCCTTCGCGAACGTCAGGCGCAACCTTTAGCGCCTTAATTCCGGCGTCAACTGTTACAAATGTTGTTAGCTTATCTACCGCAAAGGCTCCCGTAGAGCTTGCAACGATAATAAAAAGTATAAGAGGTAGAGTCTTACGTGTTGTGTTATGCTTGCGCATGGTAGTTCCTAACCGCGAGAATAGCGTGAAGCAAGACCCCAGTCGACCTCGCCTGTTTGTACAGCGCGCGGAACAAGTACACGTCCTTGAATTTCAGCTTTTGAACCAAGACCGACCACTGTCATTCCACGATCTGATATTTTACGCTGGAATGCGATCTGTGTCATTGGTCTTTCACCGCGCTCTTCGGACCATGCACGATAGACAGAGTACAAAGCCTTGATAGGAACTACCGTTCCCTCAGACTCCTTTGTCTCTTCGTTTAAGAAGATACCGATACGGTCTTCGTTCTTTCTGTAAATTTCAGACGCCTCGGTTACAACCTTACATGTTCCTAACGCATCACGTGCAGACGAGCCAAGCAGTTTAATAGCGCCCTCAACTGCCCAGGATAGAACCGCTGGAAGGGCTCCTTCAGGATCAAAGATGTAGTGCTTTAAGTCTGGGTCTGGACTTTCAGGAACGTTTGTTAACGGCACGGGGCGAATACGACGCCACATCGCGTCATCGTTAATGATAGGTCGGTGATTTGTAGTTACCCAGAGCTTTGCGCGCGATGAAAACGTAAATGGCTTCTCGCCAGGTGAACGTGCAGAGATTTCAGAAGAGCCTGTAAGTTTCTTAACTGAGTTTTCCTTAAGTCTTTCAGACTCTGGTAACTCGTCAACCCATACCATACGACGTCCGCGCAGCTCTGCCCAGTGATAAAGATCCGAGCCGTTTGCGTGACCGTCGCCCTGTGCAAGGATAGAAGAGTCTAAAGGCCATGCGTATTGCTGCGTGCCCATACACTTTACTAACGCTTCAACTAGTGTGTTTTTACCTGAACCTGCAGGTCCGTAAATTAAAAACATAACATCGTACGTACGAAGACCGGTTAGAGAGTAGCCCGCTGCACGTTGAATCCAATCCTGCAGCTCTTTATCTCCGCCTGTTGCAAAATCTAAGAACTGTTCCCACTTAACATTTCGCATTCCTGGAGTGTACGCAACAGGTGCGCGGCGAGTAATAAATAAATCAGGACGTCCTTTAAGTAACTCTCCTGTGCGAAGATCAATAACTCCGTTTGCAACACCAAGTAATGTTTCGTCTGAGTCCCAGGCGTTAACCTCAACCTGTACGCGAGGATCTGACGTTGCGTTTTCAATGCAACCTGCAATGCGCGAGTTTGACTTTGCCTGTAGTGCCCACTTCATTAACTCTGACTGCTTGTCTGCGTCCTCGTAGTTGACAACCTCGGACGCGATAACCGGCGCAAGCTTCTTTGTCAACTCCTGTAGTTCAAGATTTTCTACGTCAGGCTTCCAGTATCCACCGTCCCAGTGAAACCAACCAAGTCCTGGAGTGTAACGAATTGCAGGACCAAATGCATCTACAAGACGACGACCGTTTCCTGTATCTGTAAGAGTACGCTTTCCAGCTTCGCCACCGTCATTCTCCGAGACAGCGTCAACGTCCTTAGGCACATCCATCTTTAAAAGACTTGATGCCTCGGAGATCGAGTCACCGTCTGTTATAGACTGTGTAATAGATCCGCCGATAGTTCCAGGCATGTTGTATGTATCCTGCGGTGAATAATTTTCAGTTGTTCTAATTTCCTGTTGCTTTGTAGGCTTAGAACGTGTTTCATCTTGAGACTTGTTAGCCCACTCCTGTAGTCCTGGCCACATGCGCTCAGATTTTGGATTGTCAATAACAAACTGTATAGCTCTGCGAACGTGCATCAACAATCCGCCTTGACCTTCAAGCTCAAGCGGTGGCCGCACCTTCTCGGCGTTAAAGCGAATCATCATAGTTTCAACAGCTAAGCGGCCCGCCTCGGTGTTAATTGGAAACTTATTTGCAAGTGCGCACGTCATCGAGTAGATATCGACCGCGCGCGAGCCTTCCTCAATTCCTTCTTCAAGCAAACGCTCGACGTCGATACGCTCACCTGCAAAGTCTAGGTCCTCTAGGAAACTCCAGTCACCTTCACCAAGATTTGTGCCGCCGCGACGACTATTCTTTTTACGCAGAGACTGCAGTAGCTCTTCAGGTGCGGTTGCCATCTCAATTTCCCACGGCGCATGTCCTGGTGCCCACTCGTAACAAACTCCAGAGAAGTGTCGTGACGGAGTAATAAGAACATATCCGTTGTGCTTAATATCAACGCCCGGAAGATTTGCCTTCTTAAGATTTCCAACTAGCTGCTCTGACTCTTCACACTTATAAAATAGGTGACGTCCTCGCATAACTTTTCCGCCTGCGATTGTGTACTCACCTGTGATTGCCTCAACTGTGGGAGGCAAGAATCCTTCTACTAAAGCTTCAAACTTTTCAAATGAATCTGGTCCACCTGAGCGCGGATCAATATCAATTACAAAAAATCCACTTGAGCGACACATGACACCGATGTTCATGTTTGGATCTCTGTCCCACCAAGAGTTAACAGTTGCAGCGTCTGTAGTTGCGAACTTGTTCCACTCTGGAAGTGATGGGTGCTTGCCTACATCTTTTGGCTCAACGTGTGCACCGCCGCATGTACAGCGGCCTCCGACGATTCCATAGCAAGGAAGTATTGACCAACTATGAGTTGCGTACCAACTTGCAGCAGGACCTAGGCGTCCTTCAGCTGATTCCCATACGCTCATATTTGATTACCCTGCTTTAGCATCTATGCGTCGTTAGCTCCAATCAAATTATATAAACCCTCTATTTTTCTAGAGAAGAGCTATCATATCACTTATCTAGAATCTTTGTTACTTGGCGACTATAAAGGGCATGTGCCCTAGAAGTAAACAACCGAAACAACTAATATCTTAATCCTTAATATATAATTTGATATATCTTTAATACTCGACCGAAAGGCAACTACCTTGCTAAGTCAACTATCAATGCAGGTAGGCGCTGTGGTTGGAATCATAGGCGGAGGCTTATTTCTCCTAGCCTTCATCTACAAGATCTACAAGATCATCAACCGCGTCGAGACAGCCATCGGCGTCGATGAACAAGGAAGAACCATGTCCGAGCGTATGGACCGCGTCGAGTACCAGCTCTGGGAAAATGGCGGAAACTCCATGAAGGACCAGATGAATGACCATGGTGCGCTGGCAAAGCAGACGGCGGTAGAGGTTAAGTTTATAAAGGACGTACTGCTTCAACTACTTTCTATGCCCGAAATGCACCAGGGTCCCGCTCCCGTTGAGCCTAAGATGACAAAGACCCGTAAAAAGAAAGCTCCAACC